AGATCAACCGAATGATCGTGCACGGTCTGAATCTTCTCCGTGTCAGATTTGGAGTGGCGAGCCCCGGCCTTTGATAGATCGACTTTCGTTTCTATCGGCGTTGGTTCTGGTTCCGGTTGTGGAGTAGGTTCGGGATCATTCTTTTTCATGTCCCCTGCCTTTTCTGCCATGACCATTCCGCCCGCATCGGCTGTCTCAGAACTATCTTCTTTAATCTCGGCTGCAATAAATACTTTCAGGTTTTCGATTGCAGCTTTTAAGGCTGTTATTTGTTCCGGTGCTTCTTCGTGGCCTTCGCTTAATTCACCGGCCAATAGGTCATAAATACTTGATAGAGCACTCAAGGCTTGTCCTGCATCCCAGACTTCTTGGCCCAAATACTTTTTTAACTCTTCGGTAAGTTTGATTTTCATATCATCCCCCTTTGATATCTGTTTAAAATCTATTTTAGCAAGGCTTCCGTCCGCCTTTTGAATTTCAAAGAAAGTAGCAGTAGGGATACAGGGTCGGTCAACAAGACTGCCTTCATTGGGTATTGCTTCATAGCGTAGCAGATTGCCGACCTTTTCTTTCTTGCCGTAACTGCCACCCATGCTTAATCCCGTATAAACTCCTTCCAGAACTTTTTCCCATTCGTTGTTGTCGATTACCTTAAAAACTGTATCAACAGCTTTTTCTTCATCTATACATTCAATATTGATGAATTTTCCGGCTGCTACTTTGCCGTGCATCGCCCGGAGATTGCCTTGAGATTTACCTTTTGATAGTTCCTCTGATTCCTTAACCCACTTTTCAAAGTTAGGCTTTGACCAGCCATAGTCCATAATCTCGCCGGATTTGTCCTCAATCTCTTGAGCCAGCCGAGCATAGACAAGGCGTTTTTCTTCGTCAACTTTTCTAATCTGAAAAAACTTAGTCCATTCGTTCATTGTGTTCTACCTCTTACGGGCCAAATAAAAAGAGCGTAGGTAAAGTGGGTAAGCACTTACCTGCGCCCTTAATATTCGCTTTCGTTCCCTTAGTCTGGCCTGACTTCGGAAAACCCGTTATTTAGTTTTTATTTTTCCTGTTCATACACCGTAAAATTCTTACTTGGTGTCATATATTTTTTAACTACTTTATTTAAATCAAACCCCGCCTGTTTCAAAACGATCTTAATCCTATCCAGGGTAAAGGGCCTTTCAAATTCAATATTTGGCAATATCAACTGTTTCATCTTCTTCCTGTAAGAATACGGCCGCTGGTTTCGTCAACAAATCTTGCAGTTTATAAGGCTTAGATAAATTAAACCCCGCTGCTTGCAATTTCTGGTTCACCATAAACCCGGGGTTTTTAGCCGCGACAATATCTTTAAATGAAATTAATAGTGTTTTCATTCCATGTCCTCGTCTAATACAGGCATTGTGAGGCAGTTACAGCCAATATGATACGGAGCCCAGTCGTCGCCACTCTCAAAAGTTTCATCAAAGCCAATTGTACCCTCTGCTGCATTGTCTTCACAGTCGCAAGCGTCGGTCTGTTCGTGCATTTGTGAAAGCAAGGAATATTTTCCGGCCACAACACCGCTTTCTTCGTATGCTATCTTGTTCGAGTTTTGATCCGCCATTGCAACCTCTTGACTTGCTATAACACCGGCTCTTTGATCCGAAAATCCATAGTTCTCAAAAAGTTGATCTCTTAACTGTTGATTTCCCCACCCTTCCTCTACTGCCTGCGTTATATCCGATCTAAGCATATCGCGCGTAGAGTCGGTAATAACCCATTTAGCAGTTGGGTTATCAACTAGTTCGCCGTCAATCCATTTCTTTCCTACCATTTCAGCGGCACGATCAACAGCATATTTTTTAGCCTCTTCAAACATTGTACTTGTCATATCCTTTTCGTCAAGGCCGATTTGCAAAATCGCCTGGTAGAGTCCATCTTTTGTAACTGCGGCAAGGACTTCTTCGCTGGCCTCATGCACGACAGCCCAGCCCGACAAATCAATCTCGTCGAGGATCTTTTCCACTCGCTCTTGAACCACTGCATCAATTTTACCCAGGCCGAACTCTGTTTTTTTGATCTTTTCTTTTGTATCATTAAAAGCCTCTATAAGCCAGCCCTTCATTTCGCTTCGGGCCTTGATTATGACTCCTCGTTCCCGGTCAATCGGTTTAATAGAGGAAGTCTTTACTTTTTTTTTTGACTTCTCTAATCTCTCAAGCTTTTCCGTCTCTTCTGGCTTGGGCGCAATCTTACCGCTTATAATCTCTCTGACAATAGCTTCGCAAGGATTAGCAAGCTTGGAATGAGCATCTTCATAATTCATTCCAAGCTCTTTAATGCCTATCCGCTCCATAAATTCATGCGCTTTAATAGGCGTTTTATCTTCTAGTCCATCTTCAAGCCAGATCCGGCCTTCAGGTATGAAAGAATAACGGGCATCTGATCCGCCTTCAGTAAAATCAATATTCTGTTCGTTCCTGATCTTAGGCCCATCAACCATTTCAAAGATTATGGTTTCTTTGTCGCCGACTGCTTTTTCGAGCTTTTCGGCTTTTTGGTCTTTGGTTTTTTTATCTTCAATACTGATGTTTGATTTTTCGTCTTGTACATTTCCTTGATCTCCTTGATTTTGATTCTGTGCTTGGCTTAACGCTTCCGCTGCTGCCTGCTTATCGGCTTCTTTCTTGGCCGCTGCTGCTTCATCCCATTTTAGACCCCGTGCCTCTGCTATCTGTTGCGGAGTCTGAACGCCGGTGGCAATATAGATTTGGTCGATCTTTGACTGAGTCCCTGAATCAACATTGATATCCATATCCCAATTAAATCCAAGCATAGGATAGTTTAAATATTTAGCAAATATGAAATCCATAAAATCTTTAAACCATTTTAATTTAGGCAATAATCCTTGTTGTGCGGCAACTTCTTGATTTGTCTGAGCACTGGCGCGATTCATTTCCTTGATGAACGGCTGTGGTGAAATTGAGAAACAGAAACAAACAAGGCGGGCTAACCAGTCGTCAAATTCATCTTTGAGAATTGCTTCTTTTAATTCCTTGACATTCTTAGCTACTTCACCTGGTACAAACCTTCCATGCCTACGCTGAGCAAGATTACCGGAAAGCATTGAATCCCACCACTCTTGGTATTGCTTTATTTGATCCTGTGTCCAGCTATCCGGCACGCCTAAAAGCAGGTCAGGAATATTACCCTCAGTATAATAATTGAGCTTAAAGATATCACGCCGTAAAGCCATGTTGACATAAAACACAAGTTGTTCAACAGGACTAAAGCCGTAAAACTTCCAAATCCTTTTGTTACGCGGAAAGTAGATCAACTCATCACGGGTAAAATCAACAGCCGGAACGCCTTTTAAAATCTGCTGATAGGCTACATCCGGCGGCTGTGGTGTGCGTCCGTCACCATTAATCTTGAGGTTAATTGTAGCGCCGTCAATCTGTTCTAAAGCATAAGCATCTTTGCCCTTAGTCCGACGCATATAAACTGCCGTTGCATCCGTAACCAGCATTTCTTCAAAGATCATTCGCATCCACTGATCCCAATTATTCTCGTTGTCAGGATAGCGTAGAAAGTCTTTTACCTTTTTAATTTCAGCATCGTACTTTCCTGCTTTAGCATCTTCTTCATCAATCGGCTTGATCGACCAATCCATGCGGGCAATTTCATCTTTAACGGTCTCAATTATCAGGCGTAAAATGTTGCAGTTATCGGCCAAAGAGCGTAGTTGATCGTAAGTAACCGCTTCATAGGGCCGGGGAGTAATTTGGATATTGTAGCCGAAGGGGTAGTCAAGACGGCGACCTTTAACTTCTTCTGGCTCTGGCGGTACAGGCGTTAGAGGTTGTAAAGGGCCGAACCAAGTATCAGGTGCGGCACCGGTAATAGCATAGCGGATGCTTTGCTTTACGCGCTCGAAGATGCTGAGATCAATGTCTTGTGTCTTGCCGCCAGCAGCTATGACCTGTGCTTCCCTGCTATTTTGTTGTTTGGTTAATTTCATCTTCAGCCTTTTTAATCTGCTGTAAGTGCTCTAAATAATTACCTTGATAACCCTTAGTCCCATAATGAGTAATAGTCACATTTGGTTCGACCCAAATCTGGCCGCCAATAGAAAGCCAGCGCTGCTGAAAAGCAATCTCGTCTCTGAAGATCCTGAAGTTTTCATAGTCCTGGACCGGACCATAGAAATCAAATCGCGCAACCTCTGTTTTTTTATCATCGTCTTTGTCGATATAAACCTGCTCCGGGTATGCCAGCGCGATCTTCTCATAGACTTGTCGCTTGATTTTCATAAATCCGCCGGGCGCGCCCAAAACTTCAATCTGTCCGGTCGAATTTGTAATCATCTTGTTTTCAGGCCCAGGCTTCGGGGTAACGCAAAACCAGTTCCAAATGTTTTTGCAGGGATATCCGGCTGCTACTATGTCACCAGAGGCCCTGATTAAACACACCATCCCTTCCGGTTGCCACTCCTCGTCAGAGTCAATGAAGAGTAGGTCGGTAAAATCACTATTCATAAAATTATTAGAGATCGTATTCCGCGCCCGGTCAATAAAAGAGTCATTATCAATGCTGACAAAGCTTACATCTATTTTTAAAGCAATCAAAAGCGCGGCATACGAATGGACAAGGGAACGAAGATATCCAGACCATGCCTTCATTTCATAGAACGGTGTAGCAATCAATAACTTCATGGGAGCGTTGGGGTCAACCGGTTGCTCACTTCTCTTTTTCACGGCTTCCAATGCAGCCGCTACTAGGTCTATTTGTTTTTGATTAGGCATTAACACCCCCATCCGGTAGTCGAGTTAAGGTTTTACAGTCATCGCTTAAAACCCAATCTCCGTCTAAGCCTCTATCATTTGTAATCGCCTGACAGATAAGCGTTGCAGTATTTTTAATTCGGTTAAGTTCTTCTATATGCACCTTTGCCTCTTCTTGAAGTTGTAAAATATTTTTTGTCGTCTTCTCGTTTAAATCAATTTTATCAATCGCCATTACTTTATCCTTATATTAAGCGGCGGGGGCCTGGAAAATATCCCCCGCCTATCCGGGGTTTTTAAAATTAACTAGTTGGGGCCAGGGCCGAAATGGCCGTCACCGGAGCCGTGGTGGTCGTGATATTGCAAAAATTTCCGAACCAGCAGTCATTGGTGGCCGCCACATATAAAGCAGTCGTATAGAGGCCTCCGAGAGTGTTCCGTGTGACCATATTGCACCCGACACTTCCGGTCGCCACGGTCAGATCAACGCACTTGTCCGGAGCAGCTATGGATCCGGCCGCGATCAGACCGTTACCAGCAAAAGTATTGTCTCGGATGATCGTATAGCGGAAATTTCCCTTGATATGCCGGGTGTTGCTATGGAAATCATTCCCGGCAATGAGCCAGGCAGCATTCTCAGCCGTTGTGCCATAGATAGGAGCATAGATTCCCGCACCATTGCTCGCCACGTTCATGTATAAAAAGGTGTTGTTGAGGATGCGCACGCCAGACTGCCGACCGTCAGAAACAATTCCATAGAGTGATCCAGTCTGACCCTGGAAACGGCAGCCCTGGATGGTCGTGTAACTGGACGCACCGACCAATGAAATTCCAGCATACCCATTGGCAGGCCGGAAGCGGATGTTCTGCACTAGGCAACCTTCCACGGCGGTGATGGTAAGTGCGGCTGCGCCGGATCCGGTCCATACTGCCTCATCCGGTCCTGACCCAGCCCCGATTATCCTAAGTCCGCCGACCGCTACCGATACGGATTCCGCAAATTGATGCGCAGTTCCGGCTCCACTATAAATATAAATCGTATCACCGGCAACTGCAACTGCTACTGCTTCAGTAATGGTTTTAAAGGCAGTAGCCCAAGATGATCCGCCTCCACTGGCAGTCACCAAACTGCTTACATAATAGATATGACCGCGAGCTAACCCTACTTCAATTGTAAAACCGGAATTGAGCATGTCAGATACAAACGCCATAGGGATAAGAGCATATCCGTTTGCATCTACAGTAACTTGACTTCCATCCGGTAGGTCTATAACACTGCCCGCCACAATTGTTGACGGGGCTGCCATTAATTGATTTGACATAATTAAAATCCTCCTTATTGATTTAATGTTAAATATTCGACTTCTTGCTGTGCGATTGAAGACTGCACAAATACTTGTTTATTTTCTTCCTGAAATCTTTTATACTGCTCCTCGGCAAAGTTGTAAAGACCAAGACCAGTCTGTAGAGTAATATCCTCTACTGCATATCTAATATTATCAATATGGTGATTGTCTCTATCGACCGGAACCCGCATATTTTCGCCGTCTTTATTCTTCTGCCAGTGATACTGCTCAAATTCGTTTTTGGTGTACTGGCAGGAAATATCAATGATAATATTTTGCTGTTGAAGCCATTGAATACCCCAGGCCACGGAGTCTTTACCTTTTTGCGCCCCGACTGCATTAAGAGTTAAATTCCTTAATTCCTGAATCGACTTCGGTTCTGCGCTATCACAGATTAGAATATCACTCCCGACTATCGGCTTTAACTCTCGCGCAATAATGTCATTGGTTGCGCCGTGAAGATGAATTTCATCAGTGATATATAATGTTTTCCCTGCTTTATAGTAATACATTCGGTTGTAAGCAGTGGGATCGTTGCTATACCCGAAGTCAAGTCCATGTCTGAAACGATCAAACGTTTTAAATAAAATAGAGTTGTTCTTAATATCGGCGACAGACCAGTTTTTAAATATCACATCACCCAGAACACCCCATTGTCCTAAAGTATAAACCTTATAGAAATATTCGTCTTTTTCGTTCTCAAGTGCTGCTTTATCTTGTGCGGTTAAAAAGCAATTATCTTTGTACGTTGAATGCAGGATAAGAAGATCGGGAGTAATAAGCGGCTGGCCTTCGATGTACTGGCCGAAATGTGTTTTGTAAATCCAATGGGATTGCAGGATCGGGTTGAATGATAAAGTAATGCGCTTAGGAATATCTTCACTGCCACCGCGCAACCTTTTTAATAACTGCTTTATATCGTTCTCGGCTGTCTCCGTTGCTTCCTCAATCCAGATATCAGTTATAACGCCTGTGCGGGGAGTAATGGATTTCAACTTCTCTACATCGTCAAGACCGCGAAAAATTATCTGCCTTCCATTAGCACAAGTAACTTCCATGTCAGTTTCACGAATAGTAAAGATATCCGATAGGCCCCAGGCTTGGATGATCTTCTTCACTTCATTGAAACATGAGGCTCGAATAGTGTTTGACACGTTACGAATGATTAGATAATTGCGCCGACCTTCAGTTACGTCTTTAACTGTTCGCTGTGCAAGAAAAACAGATTTTCCTGAAGAAGACCCGCCAAAGAATATTTGAAGTGGTTGAGGAGCATTTAAAAAAGGCAAGAATTTAGAGTTGAAGATATCATCAACCAACTTAAGATTAACCTTTCTTAGCAACTGCTTCGCCATTAATCACCTGCACCGTAATATCAAGTTTATCTGGAATGCCGCTAATCTCAATCGGGTTCGGGACCTTGCCATAAGCGATTTCCAAAAACAGTTTAGGGTCATCTATCGCAATTTTTCTCAAAATCGCATCAGTAGCAGTTGTCTGCTTTTTTTTATCTGCATCCGGGTTGATAATCTCATGGCTGAGCTTTTGAGCCAAGGCCCGGAGCTGATCAAACGACTTTGGCCTGCCTTTGCGATTAATTCGGGGATCATTTTTAACAAATGGTTTGCCGCCACTCTTCGGCTTTTTAATCTCTGTATTACAGCCGCTTTCCTCTTCCGCCACTTTCAACCCCTACTGACAATTTTTGTCATCAACTATAAAGATACTTTACACTGTGTAAAATCTCTATATACCTTCAGATTTAAGATGTCAAGGAAAAAGTAAAATAATCTACAGAGTGTAAAGAAATGTTTCACGTGGAACCAAAAGAAAGCCCCAGGTTACGCTTCCTGGAAGAGAGCGGGCCTTTTATACGCCTTGCCCGGGGCTAAGATAAAAAACAGATTGCAGCTTATCACACCTGAGATTAGGTGTCAAGGGTTATTATGGATTGCGTGTGTATTACTTGCATGTAATGGATAGAGGGTATTAAGTCCCGCCCTATCGGGCTATGGGTCGCAGGGCTCCAAGGCATTAAGAAGGCTCCGAGGGTGTTTGCCTCGTTTAGTTTAACTTAGCATGGTTGTCTTATAGCTGCTACTGATTATTGATCTACTCAATTATGGGTTGTTCCCGGACTTACTTGCTATGCCGGGCTTCTTACCTACGCCGGAGCGAGCGTCAGCCTTTACAGCTTTTAGACCTTCTCCTTTT